GTTCGATTGCGACGAGAGCGGAATGATCGTCTTCCGTCACAACGCCGTGACTGATTCGTATCCAGAAACCCACCCGGCGCGCGGCGGGGCACGAGCGTGCCGCAAATGGGAGATCTATTCCAACACGTTCACGTCGACGAATGCCATCCCTATGAACACGAACCAAGCCTTTTTGATCAGGGGCGGCACTGGAGTGATGTTTGGGAACCGCTATTCCGGCACGTGGGGCAGCAACAATGGCACGATCCAGGTCTTGCGCGGCACCGAGAATCTTGGCCCTGGGACGTGGTTGGGGTGTGACGGCACCTCGCCGTGGGACGGTAATCAAGATGCGACGGGGTGGCCGTGCCTCGACGCGATCGGCCGCGGCGGCGATGCGACGGGGCCGTTCAACGCCTCGCCTCCGCCATACACGCCGCAACCGCAACCCTTGGAGGCCGCCTACTGGTGGGATAACCAGATCAACGGAAGTCAACTGGGCGTCAATCCCTTCGATCCTCAGACGGTCGCACGCCTCGTGCTCAATCGCGACTACTACGTGAGCGCGTCGACGGCGAAACCAGGATATACGCCGTACACGTATCCCCACCCTCTGCAAGGGGTGGGCACCTTGCCGCGCCCGGCCACTGGCGTCATCGTGACGCCGTAGGAGCCTTTATATGATCGTGATGTCGACAGGAATTTCCATCAATACCTCGTACGGGGAAGTGGCCAAGCGGCGCCTCGAAGCCGCGGCGCAACAGGCCATCGACCAGGCTCATGCGGACGGGATGAACGACACCGATCACGGGACGATCATCCGTCACATGTGGCTGATGGCGCACGACTTGGAGCTCGAAAAGATCAAAAGCGAGGAATACCTCGCCCAGATCAACGAACTGAAGAACAAGCTGCAGTTGATCAAGAACATCCTATGAGCATCGCGTTCGACGCCATCACGAACAATACTGGCCGTTCGTCGGTCGCGTCGAAGACGTTCGCGCACACGGTCGCGGCAGGAACGAGTTCCCTTCTGCTCGTGGGCATCCTGCATGCGTCTGGACAATCGGTGTCTGGGATCACGTACGGCGGCGTGGCGATGGCGGTGGCGGATTCGCAGGTCAATCACAGCGGCGCGTTTACCCTCGACCTCTGGTATCTCTATAGCGCCCAGGGCCTGCCGACGGGCGCGAACAACGTCATCATTACGTACAGCGCAGCGACCGACCAGATGCCGATCGCGATCTCGTACACAGGGGTCAAGCAGGCGAACTTCGATGCGTACGCCTACTCGTCGACGACCGGCAACTCGACGCGCACAGAGACGTTGACGTCTATCGCTGACAACTGTTGGATGCTCTGGCTCGGTGTCGACGAATATGCTGGCCCTCCGGTAGCAGGTTCTGGAACCACCCTTCGCGGGTACCACGACGGGTTTACAGGTCTTTTCTTCGCCGACGGCAATGCTGCCATTCATCCGGCTGGGCCAAACAGTTTACACATCCTTCCACAGAATACCAGCGATTACATGGATGACATGGTCTTTACGCTAGCCCCTGCTCTGGCCGGCGGCTCGGCGACGATCGCGGCGGGCGGCGGCAACACGTCGATTTCGGAGGCGAACGTGCTCGGCGGTGGACAGACGTTGACGATCACGCTGACGGGCGACACGTTTCTCACGTAGGGAGCAGATATGCCGACGATTGACGCGACTGTCGGTGGGCCGAACGCCAACTCGTACCTCACGCAGGCCGAGGCGAATGCGTACTTCGATACGCGCCCTCCTCTGCCGACGCCGTGGCAGACGACCGGCGATCCGGCCATCCGGCTGATCATCCAGGCGACGCGGGTCTTCGACGCCTTGGCACAGCCGTTCAAGACGCTCTTCGTCGATACCGGGCGCGTCTACTATCGCGTGCGCCCGATGTGGACGGGCGTTGCGGCCGGCGGGACGCAGCGACTGGCGTGGCCGCGTGCTGGGATGTTCGACCAGAACGGATATGCCATCAGTCCGGCGATCATCCCGCAGACGCTGAAGGATGCGACTGCCGAACTGGCTGGGCAACTCGGGATCACTGACCGCACGTTGGACAACGACGTCATCATTCAGGGCATCAAGTCGGTGCGCGCCGGCAGCGTCGCCGTGAGCTTCGGCGACAACATCATGGCGCAGGTGATTCCCGACTTCGTGTACAACATGATTCCGATCGGTTGGCTGACCGAAGAGACATACGAGCCGGCGATGCCAGGCATCTTCGAGGTTGTTGGCGGAGATATGTCATGAGCATTCGAGATGCGTTGGTGGCGGGAGTGAAGGCTGTCGACAAAGTGACGAAGTCCGTGCAGCCGATCGTCGCCTACGAGCAAGTCATCGCCACCGACGAATTCGGCGCCTTCATGTACTCAGCGCCGATCATGATGCATGCGGTCGTGGATGACAAAGAGGTGCCTGTACGCACGCGTGAAGGCGTGCTGACGTCGGCGCGCGCCACGCTGACGTTGCTCAGCGTGCTGGAGGTCGTCATGTCGACGGGCGGCGAGGGCGTCAAGGCGAACGACCGGTTTACGTTGTCGAACGGCTATACGGGCCTCGTGCTCGACGTCAACGGAACGGTGGACCCAGGCACGGGGCATCCGTTCGCCACGACCGTCATGTTGGGATAAATGATCACTATCGCCTTGACGTACTTCAAGAGTCTGACTCTCGTCAACCTGATGGCGGCGCTCTATTCGGTGCGTCGGCAGGACTTCTCGCAGGTTGAAGAACTGGTCGTCGTCGACAACGATACGTCGGACGACCCTGAGCAGATTCGGTACCTCGTCGCGTCGTTCAACTTTCCCGTGCACGTGCGCGTCGTGTCGCACAAGCACGGCGACCGGACGCTCGCGCAGGCGTGGTCGACGAACCAGACCGTGCGGCTGGCGGATACCGAATGGGTCTTCTATACGCGGGCCGACTATTTACTGGACTTCAGCATCGTCTCGAAGTTTGCGGCCGTCGTCGCCAGCAAGCCGATCGGGTGGGATGGGTTCATCGTCAGCCACGGGTGCCATCTCGGCGAGGACATCACCGGGGTTGAGCAATATCCGTGGCGGGACCAGGGGACACGCGTCCTGCAGGGCATCGTCTACGACTATACGGAGATCGACTCCGGCGTCTGGATGGCACGACGCGGCACCTACGACCGCATCGGTGGATTCGACGAGCGGCTGTCGGCATGGGGACACGCGCAGACCGAGTTCCAATACCGGATGCATCGTGGTGGCGTTGAGTTCGTTCGCCTCCCAGAAACATTGTTCTACCACCCTGGTCACGGCGGCGACAAGGACATGGGATTGGCTAACCAACAGCTGGCAGAGGTAGGCACGGATCTCAAGGTCATGTGGGCGCGCTACCACGGCGAGTCGCCCTATGGACGCTAGACCCTATACACGGTCGCTGCACCCGGATGACTATCTGTTCCTGTTGCGTGCGCAGCACCTACGACAGTTCGAGCAGAGCATGACGGCATTTGGCGTGCCGCATCGCGAGTGGCACGAGCATCGCCTATGGGAGTACGCGTCGATCCTGCAGCAACTCGAAGAACTCAAGGTCCCGGAGAACGCCGAGATGGTCGACGTGGGATCTGGCGCCAGCTTCTTCGACCCCTATTGCGCCATCAACTACTCGGAACTGTGCTGCGTCGACAACATGCAGTATGGCGACATCACCGACATGGTCTCGGCGCAACGCGCTCGCTACGGCGTCAAGCTGCCACTCTACGATATGCCGCTCGAGAACATGGCGGCGTTCAAGGACGGCACGTTCGACGTGACGATGTGCATCAGCACGATCGAGCATGCAAGCGACCATGAGGCGGCGTTCAGTGAGCTGGTGCGGATTACGAAGCCTGGCGGCTACTTGTTTATCACGTCAGACTACTTCCGAGACTTGGTGCACTTCGAGCAGTCGGCGTCGCGCGTCTATCAAGTGACGCCGTATATGCAGGCGTTCGTGCTCGCCCTGCCGACGCGGTTTCCAGTGGCGTTCGTCGGCGGGACAGACCTCGACTACCGCGGAGATTTCGTGCACAACTATTCGTTCTGCAACATCTGTCTGAGGAAGCTATGACTGAACGGATGTGCCGCGCCTGCGGGTTGTCGCTCATCTCGGTGCTCGACCTTGGCAACCTGGCCTTGTCCGGATTCCCGATAGGTGACGAAGCACCGGACTTCTCGCCACTTGACCTCTGTCGCTGCTCGGCGTGTGGGCTCGTGCAGTTGCGGCACACGGTCGAGCCCGACGTTCTGTTCAAGCAGTACTGGTACAAGAGCGGCGTCAACGAGACGATGCGCGCGGAGCTGCAGGACGTGATGTACGACGCGCTGGTGCAACTGGGATACCTCCTTGCCGGTGACGTCATCGTGGACGTGGGAGCGAACGACGGCACGCTGCTCGCCTGGGCGCCGCGAGGCGTGACGCGCATCGCGTATGAGCCGGCAGAGAACCTGCAGGAGAGCCTACGCAAGCACTGCGACGTACTCTATGCGGAATACTTTCCAGGCAAGCAACCGCTTGAACCTGGCAGCGTGTCGTTGCTCACGTCGATCGCCTGCTTCTATGCGGTCGACGACCCCATCAAATTCGTCAGTGCCGTGAACGAGGCGCTGTCGGCACGCGGCATTTGGGTCCTGCAGTTTCAGGACCTGCACCAGATGCTGATGGCGACGGCGTTCGACGACATCTGCCACGAGCACCTGTTCTACCCGAGCCTCGCGTCGATCATGCGCATGCTTGAACCATTCGACTTGGAAGTCATCGACGCTGAGCGACGGGAGATCAACGGCGGGAGCCTGCGCGTAACGGTAGGTCGTCGGTGGCGACACGTCTCGCCGAACGTCAAGGCGATGACGATCGCAGAATATCGATGCGAGCACTTCATGACGCTGCGGGACTTCGCGCAGCGCGTCATGAAGACGCGCGAGAAGATCTACCAGGCGCTCGACACGCACCGTGGTCCGATCGACCTCTACGGTGCGTCGACGAAAGGCAACACGCTGCTGCAGGTCTGCGACCTCGGGCCGAAGGACATTCGTCAGGCCTGGGAGCGGTCGCCGGAGAAGTGGGGCCGCAAGACGGTCACCGGCATTCCGATCGTCAGCGAGGAGTCGGGACGTGCCAATCCGCCGGCCATGCTCTTCGTCGGCATCTGGCAGTTTCGCGACGCGATCATCCGGCGTGAGGCGGCGTATCTAGCGCAGGGCGGCAAGCTGCTGTTCCCGCTCCCGAGAGTTGAGGTTATTGATGTTCACAAAGGTGTCGGTGCTCATTCCCACTCGGCATCGGCTTGAACGGTTGGGTCAGATGATGATGTCCTACTGCGAAACAGCGGGCGAGTGCTCTGAACTAGTGTTCCGCGTCGATGACGATGATACGGACACGCAGCGCTACCTGAAAGATATCAGCGACATGGCGCCGTGCCGCGTCGTCGTCGGTCCACGCAAGAAGGGCTATGCGAGCCTCGGTGACTTCTTTAACGAGTTGTATGCGGCATCGACCGGCGACGTGCTGATGTGCGGCAACGATGACATGGTCTTTCAGACGTCCGGCTGGGATGCGAAGATCCTGGAGGAAGCCAACCGCTACCCCGATGGGATCTTCGACTTCGGCGTCGAGACGCACAACGCCGCGAACTTCCCCTTTGCCACGGTCTCGCGCAGCATGTGCGACCGGCTGGGGTTCTTCTTCGACCCCCGCATGTTCTGGGGCGACATCTTTTGGCGCGACGTGACGTCCCGCTTCGACCGAGCCATTCGACTGCCAGACATCCACATCGAGCACGATTGGGCGGGGTTTCGTCCCGACGAGGTGTTCCTGGAAGGGGAGTCGACGCGCCGGGCAGACCACCTGGCCTTCCACGCGCAGGCGGTGAACGAGGCCGTGGAGAAGCTGAAATGAAACCGATCTACGTCTGCGTGCCGGTGCTGCGACGGTACGACTTGCTCCGTCAGATGCTCGTGTCGCTGGAGCCGAGCACCGTCGAACCCTCTGGCATCTACGTCATCGACAACGGGCGCGACGCCGAGCGGGTGAAGGCGGCGACCGACAGGTGTCCGTTCCCCGTCGTCATCTGGACGCCAGAGGAGTCGATGGGCATCGCCGAGTCGTGGAATTGGTTCATCGACCACGCGCCAGAGGAGCGTCTCATCACGAACGATGACATCGTCTTCGCGCCCGAGTCGCTCGAAGCCTTCGGCAAGACGACGACCGACATCTGCTGGTCGCGCGAGGCGGGCTTCTCGTGCTTCATCATCCGCGACAGCTGCGTGAAGAAGATCGGCTACTTCGACGAGTCGATCTCTCCGGGCTATGCCTACTTCGAGGACGAGGACTACGCGCAGCGGATCAACCGCAAGGGCAAGGGGCCTGAGTTCGCGACCTCAGGCGACTGCGCCTCTGGCCTGGAGCACTTGCACAGCCAGACGATCTCGGTGGCGTCGCCCGAGGAGCTCGAGGACCACCATCGTCGGTTCTGGGTCGCGCGCTACAACTATGTCATGAAGTGGGACCTGCAGAAGGAGTTCAACATGGACAAGAACCTATGATCACGTTTCTCGTCCCGACCATCGGTCGTCCCTCGCTGCTGCACACGCTGCGGTCGATCGAGACGTTGCCTGGCGACGAAATACTGGTCGTCGGCGGCGTCAACCCGATGTGCACCGATCCGCGCGTGCGGTGCATCCCGTGCAAACCAGGCGGCGACTGGGGACACGCCGAGCGCAACTACGCGTCACCAATGGCTAAGGGGCAATACATCGCGCACATTGACGATGACGACGTCTTTGCGCCGGGACACCGCGTGTTGATGCAGGACGCGATCGAGAAGACGCCTGGCTTGCCCATCTTGTTTCGCATGCAGTATCCGAACGGGTATCGGCTCTGGCAAGAGGAGAAAGTCTATTGTGGGAATGTTGGGACGCCGATGTTCTTGATCCCGAACCAACCCGAGAAGTGTGGGACGTGGGGATCGTTCGTCGGCGGGGACTGTTCGTTCCTTGAGACGAGCAAGTGGGCGGCGGAGGACTACGTGTGGCGGCCGGAGGTCACGGTGCTGTTGGGGCACAACGTTTAACCAATTAGCGTGGGGCTAATGACTATGAGAGATGTGTATCATCGTCGATTTTTATCACTTGAAGAAAAGATTGCTACGTTACTGGCTCCGCCAAACGAACGCGGGTGCCGACTGTGGCTGGGGCGAAAGAACCTTCAAGGTCAGACACACCCGAATGGCTACGCAACTATCAAGATTGATGGAAAGTTCAGACGCGTGTCTCGAGTGCTTTGGGAATTGCGGAATGGACCAATTCCTGAAGGAATGTTTGTCCTTCATTCATGTGATTGTCCTCCATGCTGCGAAGAGTCGCATTTGTTTATTGGCAGTCATCAAACCAATAGCGATGACAAAGTTTTTAAAAATAGGCAAGCACGCGGCCACCGGATGCTAGATGAATCTGGTGCGCGAAGAGTTCTTCTACTGCACGATGAAGGCTGGACACTTAAAGCGATAGGTAATGATGTCGGTGTTTCTGCGCAAGCTGTTTGGCTGATTGTCCATAGGATTAATTGGGCGCATCTGCAAGAGGGAGTTGGGCTATGAACAAAAAACTCTTGTGGGTCGGTGACGGCCCAGATACTCCAAGCGGGTTCGGATTGGCCACTCGAAAGACCATAGAATCTTTAGACTCGCATTTTGGCGGTCCTTATGACGTTACGGTGCTTGGAATAAATTTCAGAGGCGATCCTGGAACCGTTCCATACCATGTCTATGCCGCCGCAGCCGGTGGGGACATGCTCGGCATCAACCGCCTAATCTGGATGTGCGCGAACTTCGAGCCCGACCTCATCGTGCTGCAGAACGACCCGTGGCAGATTCCGCTTTACCTGCGGCAGTTGCAGCAGTATCCCGAGCATCGGCACATTCCGGTCATCGCGTCGCTGGCCGTCGACGGCAAGAACCAACAGGGCATGAACCACCTCAATGGCTTGGCGCTGGCCGTCTTCTGGTCCGAGTTCGGGCAGCGCGAGGCGCGCAAGGCCGGGTATACGGGGCCGAGCACGGTCATCCCGTTGGGCGTCGACCTTGACACCTACTACCCGATCGATAAGACCCAGGCGCGGCTGAACCGCAAGCTCGACTTCGTCAAGGACAAGTTCATCGTCGGCAACGTCAACCGCAACCAGCCGCGCAAGCGGTGGGACTTGACGATCGAGTACTTCGCCGAGTGGGTCAAGGCCGAGAAGATCAAGGACGCGCGGCTCTACTTCCACACGGCGCCGACGGGCGACGTCGGCTGCGACGTCAAGCAGTTGGTCAAGTATTACGGCATCCTCGACATGCTGCTGCTGCGCGAGCCGCAGGTTTGGTACGGCGACTCCGACGAGGCGATGCGCGAGACCTACAACTGCTTCGACGTGCAGGTCAGCACGACGCAGGGCGAGGGGTTCGGCCTGACGACGTTCGAGGGGATGGCGTGCGGCGTGCCGCAGATCGTGCCTGATTGGGCGGCCCTCGGTGAGTTAGTCAAAGGTGCCGCGACGCTGATACCTTGCACGACGACGGCCATTGGGTGGCCGTACCTGAACATCATCGGCGGCATCGCCGATAAGGGAGAGTTCATCAAGTCGCTGTCTCACCTGTATCACGATCGCAACGCCCGCGAGGACTCTTCGTTGCTCGGGTTGGCTCGCGCCTCGGAAGATAAGTATCGCTGGTCGACCATCGGCGAGCGGTGGGTGAAGGAACTGGCGCAGATCGAAGCCAAGCACACCGAGATCGAGTGGAAGGACCTGGGACGTCCAGAAGAGGTGACCACGTGAAGCCGGACGCCGCCGCGATGATCGCGAAGCTGCAGAAGGTCCTGAAGATCTGGCCGACGCGCGTCGGCGCGGCCCTCTACCAAGAAGGGCAGATCATCATGACCGAATCGAAGAAGCGCTGCCCGGTGGCACCCGACGGAGGAACGCTGCGGGCGAGCGGGCAGGTGCATCCGCCTGAGTACGCCGGGCCGCACATCTCGGTGACGCTGTCCTACGGCGGCGCGGCCGAAGCCTACGCCATCGCCGTGCACGAGCACCTGTCGGAGCACTCGCCGCCCTCGTGGAAGGCGGCCGAGGCGGCTGGACGGGGCATCCATTGGAACGTGCCAGGCACGGGGCCGAAGTTCCTCGAAGGGCCGATCAACGAAGCGCAGCCGACATTGGCGGCTCGAATCGCACAGCGGATCAACTTGAACGAGGTGCAGGTCTAATGCCCTTCCTCGATGAACTCGCAGATCGGCTTGTCGCCGCAGGCGTCGGCACGCGCAGTGCCAACATCTTCCTCGGGGCTAATGCGCTTATCCCGCAGGGCGACGGGCCGTTCTTGACGGTCATCGAGACGGGCGGCATGGCGCCGACGCGCATCCAGAACAAGGCGAGCGTGCATACGCAGCAGCCGACGGCGCAGATCGCCGTGCGCGCCGCCCGTTATAACGTGGCGCGGACGATGAGCAAGGCGGCGTATGACGCGCTCGACGGCGTCTTCAACACGACCCTCAGCGGCACGTTCTATCAGCGCATGGTCGCACGACAAGAACCGACGGACATCGGATTGGACAGCGTGGGGCGTCCCGTCATTGTCTTCAACGTTGAAGCACAAAAGGAGCCCTCGTAGTAGGTAGCTGTTCACCGCACGTTCGAGCCTCGGCCCTCTTATACAGGAGTGTGACACATGGCGATCTCAGGACACGGAACAAAAGTCGCGCGCGCGCCCGCCGCCACGCCGACGGTCTTCACCGACATCGCGGAGATGAAGGACGTCACCCCGCCAGAGTTTTCCCGCAACGAGTTCGACGCGACGACGCAGAACCTCAACATCGACACCTACGTGGTCGGTGTGCTGCGTCGCAGCGGATTCACGATGTCGCTGAACTTCCTCGACACCGACGGATCGCACGACCACCTGACCGGTTTGCTCAAGGCGATGATCACGGAACCGCCGCCGGTGGACGGCTACCGGATCACGTTCCCGAGCGGCGTCATCTGGGTGATGAGCGGTCAGGTGTCGAAGTTTGCGCCGAAGTATCCGGTGGACGGCCTGCAGGAAGCCGCGGTCACGATTCGACCGACGGGCCGCATGACCATCAACGGGATCGTCATCGGCTAGGTCTGCCCCACGCAGCGTTTGCTTCTCCCTTGCCGGTTCAGGGGACCAAGCGTAGTAGGAACCGGCACTTACCTCGGCATGCGTGGGAAGAGCAGATTATGAGCGAACAGAACGGACATCAGCGGATCTTGAGCGTCGATGAAATGCTCGGGGCGGACGACGTCGAATACGCGACGATCCCGAGCTGGAAAATCAAGGACAAGACCGGCGAACTGGTGCAGGGCTACGTGCGCATCGCGTCGCTGAACGCCGAGGATCTCATCGAGTGGCGTGAGGCGAACGAGGGGCCGGCGAAGCGCACGATGGGCATCCGGTTGCTCGTCAGCAGCCTCGTCGACGAGCACGGCAATCGTATCGGCAACGCCAAGCACTACGAACTGTTCAAGAAGAAGTCGAACGCGGTAATGGAGAAGATCCTGGCCGAGATCATCAAGCTGAATGGCATGACGCAGAAGGCGGAGACGACGGCAAAAAACGACTGAAGCGAAGCCCGAGCCGGCGCTTCGCCTATCAGTTGGCCGTCAAGCTCGGGCATGCGAACGTCGACGGCATGCTCCGGGCGATGTCGGCCAAGCAGTTTCGCGACTGGGAGACGTATGCGCAAATCGAGCCGTTCGGAGAGATGCGCCAGGACTACCGCATCGCGAGCGTGGTGGCGATGATCTTCAACATGGCGGTCAAGTCGGAGGACCGCAAGCCGATCAAGGAGTTCCTCTTGCCCTTCGGCGAAGACGTTGAGAAGTCACGGCAGACGCCCGAGCAGATGGAGCGCATGGCCAAGTGGATCGCCCTCTGCTATTCGGTCGGCGCAAAGGATCTGTAGATGGACATCGGGTCACTCACTGGCGAAATCACCCTCGAAGATAAGCTCTCTGGCGCCCTCGACAGCGTCACCGAGAAGATCAAGGACTTCGCCGGAGAGCTGGAAGGCTTGACGGGCATCGCGGCCATCGGCTTCGGCGTGCTGACGGCCGCGGTGCTCGCGACGACGGCGAGCATCGTGAAGCTCGGCGAAGAAGGGTCGACGCTTCTAGGGGTGGAGACGGCCTTCGATCATCTGGCCGAGGCGGCCGGCACGACGGGGGATTCGCTACGCGAGCGTCTCACGACGGGGCTCAAGGGAACGGTAGACGAGATGGATCAAATGCAGGCCACGCAGCGCCTGCTCGTCTCGGGCTTCAAGCTCACAAATGATCAAGCGCAGTTACTGGCCGAAACGGCACGCGAGTTGGGCAAGGCGTTCGGCGTCGACGCAGCCTCTGAACTGGAGACGATGAGCACGGCGTTGGCGACCGGCCGCACGCGGACGCTGGCTCTACAGGGCGTCGTCGTCGACGTCAAGAAAGGCGAGGAAGAGTTCGCCAAGTCAATCGGCACGACGGTCGACCAACTGAACGCCGAAGGGCTCCTCGAGGGCAAGCGCATTGCCATCATGGAGGGCGTCAAGGCGAAGCGCGACGCGCTCGGCGTCTCAGAACTGAGCTTCAAGGAGATGGTCCAGCAGACGAACACCGCCATCAAGGATTGGGGCGAAAGCCTCGCCAAGTCCGTCGCCTCGTCACCCGACGTACTGCAGGCGTATCAGGCGATGAAGCAGGCGTTCGTCAATACGTTCGGCGGCGACTCGCAGGACATGCTCAAGACGATCACCGGGTGGATCAACACCTTCGCCAAGGGCGTGACTGAGAACGGCCCGACGGTCGTCAAGGTGCTCGGAGACGTGCTCAGCGGCATCAAGAGCGTCTTCGATTTCCTCGCCGCGCACGAGACGGCGATCAAGAACCTCGCCGTCGGCGTCGCGGCCTACGCGGCGGCGTGGGAACTGCTGACCTTTGGCGGGACGATCGTCACCGGCGTCATCGCAGGCCTCAAGGCCATCCAAGTCTCGGCCACGCTGCTCGAAGCCAGCTCGCTCATCGGCCTCATCACGCCCATCGGCCTCGTCGCGGCCGCGGTCGCAGGGCTCGCCGTCGCGGTCTACAACTTCAACAAGCAGATTGCCGACATGCAGAAGCCCAGCACGACGGGCGACCTGCTCGACAGCCTGAAGACGAAGGCCAACGGCGCCGGCCTGACCATCGACGACCTGAACAAGAAGATGGCGGCATTGGGCAAAGGGCCGCTGGAAGGCACGACGCTCAACATCCCAGGCATCGGAGCCAAAGGCGCCGCGCCGACCGACAACTCGAAGTTCATCAAGGACCAGTCCGACAAGATCGAGGCCGCGACGTCGGCGAGCATCGCCAAGACGCAGGAACTCTGGGACCAATACTTCACGACGCTCGACAAGATGAACCTCGACTCTGTCGGCGCGCAGGTCCTGGCCATCGACCGCAAGGAGACGGCCGAGGTCGCCGCCCTCGACAAGAGCAAGAAGTACAACCAGGATTACCAAAACCAGCTGCAGGCGATCGAGGCCGTGGCCGCGGTCAACCGCGCGGCGATCTTCGAGGACCTGCGCAAGAAGAACGTCGCAGCCGACGAGAAGGCGCTGGCCGAGAGCCAGGTGGCGTTGGTCGCCGACGGCGAGAAGCGCCTCGCCTTGAGCACGTCGACGTTCGACAAGCTCACGGCGGCGGCCGAGAAGGAGCAGCGCGCGCTCGAGGACGTCACGACGACGGGCCTCGACCGTCAACTGCTCGACATCCAGCGCTCGGCCGAGGACCAGATTGCCGCGCTCGGCGCCGTGCCGCAGGACGAAGCCCTGGCGTCGCTCTGGCAGGCGAACGTTGACAAGATCCACGCCATCCAGCAGCAGCAGGTCGACAACCTCTACGTCGACAACGCCGCGATGGTGAAGAACTCCTACGATGCGCTGCAGGCCATCGCCGACAAGAACTACACGACGTGGATGAAGATGGCGGCTGATCCGGACATCTATTCCAAGCAGGCCGTCCAGGACATGAAGGACATCGCCGACGCCTCGCAGCGTGCGGCGTTGGGCATCCAGAAGAGCCTCGGGGATGACCTCTTCACCGCGTTGAAAGGCGTCCCGAACACGATCGCGGACGCCTTCAAGAGCGGCGGCAGCCTGCTGAGTGCGGCCGAATCGCTCGGCAGTCAGTTCGGGGCCATCTTCGGCAAGCACATCGGCACGTCGATCTCCGACGCCGTCTCTGGCCTCGGGTCGCTGGCTGGCCCGATCGGCGCGGCCATTGGCGCGCTCGCCGGTCCGCTCATCGGCCTGCTGGCCAAGATCGGCGGACCCTCGCAGAACGAGCTGGCCGCGCGCTCGACGTTCGCCGACTTCCAGAAGCAGTTCGGCACGCTCCCCCAGACGATCGACGCCGTGGGCGCCGCGTACGCCCGCATGGGGCTGACAGGTACCGAGGCCCAGCGCGACATCCAGCGCGCCCTCGACGCGACGCACGTCAGCGCCGCGGCTGAGGCCTCGGCCCTCGACACGATCAACCTCGTGCTCGACGCCGACAAGCAGCGCACGCAGGACCTCACCGACGCCACGAACGCCGTCATCACGGCGGGCAAAGGCTACTCTGGGCCGCTCCCGGCGGCCCTTCAGGTGACCATCGATCAGATCATGAACGCCTCGGGCGCGACCGACGCCATGAAGACGGCGCTGCAGGGCGTGCTCGACCAGGCTGAGCCAGACTACAAGAAGCTCACCGCGCTGGCTGGCACCTACGGCCTCTCGCTGGCGGACCTCGGGCCGAAGTTCGAGCAGGCGGACCTCGAAGGACGTTCGAAGCAGATCTTCGACGACTTCACGGCCCTCACGCAGGCCGGCGGCGACGTCGGCGGCGTCCTCAGCCACATGCGCGACCAGATCAGCGCCTTGGTCGACGATTCGCTGAAGTTCGGCACGGCGATCCCCGAGAACATGAAGCCGCTGATCGACGAACTGGCGAAGAGCGGGCAGCTGACCGACGACCAAGGCAACAAGATCGAGGACACCAGCAAGCTGACGTTCGAGGACACGCCGCTCGACAAGAGCTTGAAGGGGTTGAACGACGCCATCGATCACCTCTCAGAAGTGCTGGGCCTCGTGCCAGGTCAGCTTGACAAGATCGGCACGGCCGCGAACAACCTACCGAAGGATCCCTTCGCCAACTATAACCCTCCGGCACCGCCCGTTGAGCAACCGCAAGGCTATGCATCAGGCGGCACGGTCTACGCTGCATCAGGGATGACTTCCGGCCCCCGCGGCACGGACACCGTGCCGGCGTGGCTGACGCCGGGCGAAGACGTCACGTCGGTCCAGCAGAAGCAGGACAACGCCGAGGCGTTCGGCGCGCTGCAGACGGAAGTGATGGGACTGCGCGCCGACATGAGGAACCAATTCCCACGCGCGATTGGCAGGGCGATCGGCACCGCCCTCGTCGGCGTCAGGACGACGTCCTAAGGTGGCCACGTATTATCTCGCGACGACAGGTAGCGATAGCGGCAGTGGCGCGATCGGCGATCCATGGTTGACGTTCCACGCGACAGGCTCGAAGCTCTCTGCAGGCGATACGCTCACCGTGCGCGGCGGCACGTACGACGAGGCGCAGATCGGAGATACGTTCCCAAACGGATCAGACTGGACGACGGGCGCCGTCACCATCTCCGCGTATCCAGGCGAGACGGTCTGGGTGTATCCGACGAGCGTTCCGCTTAATGCGGTACTGCTGCTGCAGGGGAAATCTTTTCACATCTGGGACGGCATCTCCTTGCGCGGCGACTCGATGCCGCCTGATACGCCGAATGCGCAGATCGACAACTCGAACCATATTCGCATCAAGAACAGCAGCAACTATCGCGCGGCGTGCGCCGGCATCCTCGTCAAGCAGTCCATCGGCCAAGCGACGGCTATCGAGCTAATCAACCTCACGGTGACGAATGGCGACTTCAACAGCTCGTCGACGCAGCCTGGTCACGGCATCTACTTCTCATCTGTCCTTGGCAATACGACGGGGGCGAATCAGGCGAACATCATCGATAGCTGCCGCATTAGTGGCTTTACGCGCTCGGTGAATGACGCCGGCGTGGTCATCTTCGGCAGCCCCAATACACTCGGAGGTTTCACCGTCCGCAACAACGTCATCACGGGTAACTACGTCGGCGCGTTCCTCGGGTCGGCTACGACCGTCTCGAATCTCTTTGCCAACAATACGGTGGCCGGGAATACGAGCCACGGCGTATGGATCCTTGGCGATGATACCGGTACGCGCGTCTTCAACAATACCATCCACGGAAACGGTGGATGGGGTATCCAAAGCGGCGACTTCAGCAACGTCCGCACGACGGCGATCACGAACAATTCCATCTCTAGCAACACGAATGGCCCGATTCGCATCTCGACGGCTGACGCCGGCAACTCGGCCGTCATCTCGTACAACAACTTCAACGGCAACGGCAACGGCAACGCGATCAGCGACGGCAACGGTCTCTCGACGCCAACCAACGCGACGACGGTCGCGCCCGCGTATGTCAACGCGAGCACGGGGGACTTCTCGCTGCAGGGCAGCAGCGGACTGATCGATGCCGGGGTCTTCGTCAGCGGTGTCCCGACCGACCAAGTCGGCACGACCAGGCCGCAAGGAGCGGCGTTCGACATCGGCGCGTTCGAGTTCAGTACCTTCTCTAGCTTCCGGCAGAACATCCTCGATGGCCTCGTATCGGCGCAGTCGGAAACGAACGGCTTCAACGCCAAGCATTCGCAGATCTCCGCCTCGGCAGTCACGCGCGTCAGCAATACGGTCGTCACGATCTTCCTGCCGCCGCTCGTCGGCTACGACATCACGGTACTGGAGCAGCTGACCGAGACGATCCCCGCGTCGGCGCTAGCCGGCGGCGTGGCGATCGTTGCGACGCCGGTCATCACCATCCTGCCGAGCGGCGCCGTCACCAGTACGACCGGCACGGCCGCTGGTTTGGCCACGGTCATAGGCGTCGGACGCACGCTCGCGACGAGCGTTGGCGTCGCGGCTGGCGTAGCAGGCGTGACGGCAGTATCCACGGCGTCGGTGCCACGAGGGTTATCCTTTCCATCCTCGACGGCGACGGCCGTGGGCCGCGCCGCGGCACGTTCGACTGGCGTGGCGGCAGGACTTGCGATCGTGTCTGGCATCCTTAATCAGACTTCTGGGCACATCGGCACGGTAGCGGGCAGCTCGACCGCGGCCGCCGTTGGGTTGGCTGCCGCAAGGGGCACGGGGAACGCCGCGGGCACGTCATTCGCGACGACCACTCCGAAGACGTTGACAAGCGGCACGATCGAGATGGAGTTCAACGGCGTCGGCAATGGTTGGACCGCCGTCACCGACTGGCGGAGGAATCCGGGCATTCAGTGGCATCGGGGCTTCCCCGGCACTGGTGTCCTCGATCTTGTGGCCGACATCGGAACGCTGAACATGACACTGGATAATAGCGAGCAGAACAGCATCCAGACCCCCGGATACTACAGTCCTGATAACGTTAACTGTCGTCCAGGGTTTGGCCTCAATGCACGCGTGCGATATTCTCTCGGCGGCGTGGTCCGCTTCGTCGGGTACATCGCAGCCATCGACCCGGTACCCGGCCTGAAAGGGCCGCGCTACGTGAACGTCGAAGTCGAGAGCTGGATGGCCGTCGCCGCACGTACGCGCTGCGCACCGAACCTTCAAGTGCAACTCAATAAGCGCGGCGACGAGATATTCCAGTTGTTGATCGACAACATGGTGCCTGGCACGGGACCGCCAGTCGTCGAGCGCCACGGCACGCTCGACGTCTACCCCTACACGCTCGACCGGCTGCGCGACGAGCAGACGCTGGTTCGTGACGAGATCTACCGCGTCTGCACGAGCGGCCTCGACCGCTGCTGGGAACGCGGCGACGGGACGGTGGTCTTCGAGAGTCGCGCGCAACGTGCCTCGGTGGTCGCCAGCACCGACACGTTTGACGACAATTCAGGGTTCATGCCGACACGCGACCGCTTTGGTATCGTTAACAGCGTGCAGACGACCGTCCATCCACGGCTGCCTGGCACCTCTTATGTCGTGATGTACAGCTTGAATGCGCCCATCACGTTGACACCTGGGCAACCGGTGTCGATCACCGGCACGTGGACGGATCCCGAGAATCCGAACGTGCGCGTCGGGGCCATCGACCTCTTGCCGCTCGTCGCAAGCGTCGACTACATCGTCACCGGACCATCGGGTGACATCACGCCATACGTGACGGTGGCAACAAGCCTCTCTGGCAACGCGACGACGTTCACGGTGACCCTCGGCGGCTCGGTCACCGGGCAGTTAACACGGCTGCAGCAGCGTGGGAAGCCGCTGTACGACTACGGGCCGATCGTCCTCACGTGGGCTAACCAGGCGAGCATGCTGCAGAACGGCGTGCAGCAGCAGAGCGTCGACATGGCGTACCAGGCGGATCAGCGCTTCGGTCTAGAGGCCGCACAGTACATCGTTTCGACTGCGTCAGTTTTACAGACGCGCGTTGAAGGGTTTCGGCGTGTGTATGGCCTCAGTAACACCGTAGAGCTGCAGCGCACGGTGGCTCGCGAAATTGGCGACCGTATCGCGATCACCGACCCGTTGACGGGCATCAACCGGACGTTCTTCATCAACGCAATTTCTGAGACCGAAGTCGAAGGGCTATTGACGACTGAGTGGTCCCTGGCGCCTGCGGACATTACGACATTCTGGATGCTTGACGTGCCTGGGCGCGGCGAACTAGATATCACTGCACGACTCGCCTTCGGCTTGATCGTAGGGAATCCCTAAATGCCTTTTATCGCGATTGAAACGGCCGCGATGCTGCGCTTCCCAGACGGGACGCACGTGCAGACGCCCGAGGCGTATCTTGGTTGGCACCGCTTGCACGTGGACAGCTGCGCCGTGGCGGTCGTCTTCGGCAGCGAGGCTTCGGTTATCGCACGCATCGACCATGGGCGGTGGATCGCCGACTGCGTGTGCCGCACAGGCATGTATACGCACCCGCTGTGGAAGATGGCCTGCTGCGGCGAGTGCGGCGCGGTCTACCGGGACGTGGTCTTCCCTATGGATTGGCCGTTCATCGAGCGCGAGCTATTGAAGCGCCCAGTCAGAGCGAATCAGAATTGGTTTCCGACCGAAACGCTCGACATGCTGCAGCGCGAGTCTGCAGCGCATGGAGTGACGTAGTGGCGTGGACGACACCTCGCACGTGGATCTTCAGCGAGCGGCCTAGCGCCGCCACGATGAACGTCTATATCCGCGACAACATGAACTATCTGCACGACCAGTTCGGGCAGTGGCTCCCGATGCCCTTCGATGCAGGCAATTTTGGCACGGACGGGCCTCAGTGGATTGTCGCCGTTGGAAACGTGCAGCAAAATCAATTTCAACTATTCAACGGCGCGCTCGTACTGTGGTCATTCTCTGTGGGCGGCACGAGGCTCGTGGCCCCGTGCACGTACCTCTACATTCGATCGCCGGTCGCTGGAGGCCTCCATCCGTTTCGTACGACCGAGCAGATTGACCGCACCGCCTACGTCGATAGCTTCCCGGCCCCGGCGATCGAATGTCTCTGTGGTCCGTTGAGCATCGACATCTTTCGCATCTGGCGGATTGACGGGCTGCAGTTCACCGCTGGCACGGCGCTCGGCGTGTACTTCAACGTCTTCATGAGGATCGGCTGATGGCGTGGACCGTGCCTCGCACGTGGGTCACCGGCGAGTTGGTCTCGTCGTCGATGTTCAACACCAACGTCCGAGACAACTCGAATTTCCTCTTTACGAACTTCGGCGTGTGGGCGCAGGTTCCGTTCAATGCGGCGAACTTTACTGGTGACTCAGGTGGGTGGACAGTCCATGCCGGTAACGTCACGGCAAACTTCTTCGAGGTCGTCAACCAAACGCTGTACTGGATTTTTGCCGTTAGCGCTACGACCCTCGTCGCGCAGGCAACATTTCTGGAGATTGTTTCTCCTGTCCTGGGAGCCTATCACCTGACGGGGAGTGCTTCGCAGGCCAAGCGCGTCTCCATCCTTGGCGATGCTGGCGGTCAATATGCTTGTGTTACAGGGCCTCTGAACTCGACGACGATGGGCGTCTGGCGCGTCGACGGACAATTCTTTCAACCCAACGGGGCCTCGCTGTCTCTATGGTTTAACACCTTCTGCCAGGTGCTGGCCACCTAATGGCTTGGTCAACGCCCCGCTCGTGGATCCCAGGCGAGATCGCGACGGCTGCGATGATGAATGCCAACGTGCGCGACAATCAGAACGCGCTGCTGGCCCTCTTCACATCGTGGGTGGACGTGCCATTCGACCCGCTGGACTTCACGGCTGACGATGGGTTGGGCGGCGGTGGAGCCTCGTGGACGCAGTCGACGTTAAGCATCACGCACAATGCGTACCTCGTCGTGCAGAACACGTTGTTCTGGTCGTTCGGCTGCAACGGATCGTTCTGCTCGGGCGGGTCCGGAAACGACCAAATCCAATTCTTGTTCATTCGGCAACCGACGCGGCTGACACGCAATTTTGCGACCAGCGAGGAAATTGGTTTAGTCAGTTACTTGAATTGTCAAGGGCAGATTGCTGGCGTCAACATGACCGAGTGGCTCTGCCGCCCGATTTCTGGCGCGCAGTTGCGTATGGAGCCGGGTAACAGCGTTCCGTTCACGGCGACGCACGGCTTCAACAACCCGCTGACGCTGTACTTCAATATCTTTATGTGGATTACATGAAACAACTATTTCTCCTGGCTTTCCTCACATCCGCGTGCGCGACATTGCCGCCAGGCCCCGTCGTGCCGGCTCCGACGCCGACGAATCCGGCGCTCGGCGTCGTGGGATCATACCGAGGCCCGCTGGACGCGGCGACGTTGTCCACCCTCGCGACGACGAACCTCACGCTGCGCGCAGGCGTGGCAACCGCTCAGCAGGCGCAGCAGATCGTCGATTCCGTGAAGCCTTACCCCTCGCTGCACGTCCTCTGGCTCGTGGAGGCGGCAGACGACAGCATCGTCAAAGCCATCGAGCCGATTGCGCAAGCGTCGCTGCAGACGTGGGGCATCGAACTGGGGAACGAACTGGACCTCGGAGGACTGTCCTCGAAGCAATTCGGCGACTGGGTCCTGCGCAACCACACGTGGCTGCGAGCGGCTGGTTACACCGGGCGCGTCGTCAGCGGCGGGATCTTCGCCGTGCAGCCCGAGACGCTGAAATGGCTGACGGACGCAGGTTCTCAGAACTGGCCGGCGGACATCATCATCGCCGTGCACCGCTACGGCGACCCTGACAGCAGCGACAAGTACACGAGCCGCGACGCCGAGAACCAAGCGATCCTCCAAGCCACGCGCGGGCATCAGGTGGTCGTCACCGAGTTCGGCTACCCGACGCACACCAGTGCTGATGAGGCGTGGGCGGCGGAAGCAGTCAAGAGGGACATCAGCTGGTTTGGCAAGCTCGCCGCGCCACTCATCACGCAGTATCAGTTGCTCGACGGGCCTGGCACCGGGAACATCGACCACTTCGGCATCAAGACCGTCGACGGGCGGTGGAAGCCGGGCGCGGCGACCCTCGGGATCATGCCGCGGCCGCCGCCCTCGACGTTGTCTTTTGATCTGGTGGCATGTAAAGACGCGTTCGTCAACAATTACTGCAATGGTCCTGCTGGGTCGGTCTTCTCCATCGAAGTTGCCACCGAAGTCTGGAAGACGTTCAACGGCGACGGAAACGGGTATGCGTGGGCCTCTGGCATTCCTGATATCACGGCTTCGCGCATTCGCATCCAGACGCCTGGATACCAAGATTTTGAAGAGCACATCAATCCACGAGGGTTAAGCGACACGAACGCTGCAGGCACTCATAACCACTGGGATGTGGTTCCAATCGCGCCACCCCATGTCGACCCGACGCAGTTCTCGCTGAACGACAACGCTGCCATTCGTGGGGCCATGTGGACGGTTCGAGGACCGTGGCCATACGGCCCTCGACCGGGACAGGCTGACAACATCACTGCGCTGGAGTTCATCTACTCGTACGGCGATCCGAATCAACCTTTCGTGCTGAACGAAACGCAGCGCCAAATGATCGCGACCTACAAATCGCACGGCTATACGCACAATGCATTTGGTCCACCGAATGCCCAGAGCTACCACGGGCAGTACCCGGACACCGACTTCACGACGTCGCCTCAGGCGTTCGACAAGTGGCTCGACTGGGTCCAGATGTTCTGGGACGTCGGGCTCAAGCCGGTCGTCTTCCTGCACCCCGATGGCGCGACGCTCGACCAGACGAAGGCGCTGCTTGAGCCGCTCATCCGCGCGAACCTCGCAAAGTCGCAGCACATCCTGCGCATCGTCGTGCCGACTGGGTGGGAGCCGACGAAGTA